TGCTTTCTTTGAACCAAGAAATGCAGCCATTGATTTGTATTGTTCCATTTTCTCACGAGCAATACCCATCTGTTCTTTCACATCTTCAGCATCAAATGCTTTTCGGTGATTTACTGTTACCATTTGGTCAGCATTTTGTGATAGGGAAAGTGCAAGAGTGTTTTTACAAACTACACGAATTGGTGTCATGCGAACATTAATCGCTTTACCAAACTGATGTGGATTAGAAAACAAAAAGTAGTTTTCTGTAACGTCACCGTTAAATAGTTCAAATGACTCTTTAGTTTTTGCAAGAGCCCATACCATTTGTCCATCTTTCAATGAACCAGCAGTATGCATTTCCATGTCACCTGACATGCAGTACTCATGGAAAAATTCAAACGCCTCTGAGTTCTGTACTGGATTCCAACCAGTACCAACAACATCTAATACAGTGTTGTCAGATGTACGAACAAGTGCTTCCTTGTTCTTTACCGTCACACCAGATGGTGTAACAAGTGGTTGTTTTTCAACTGTCCAATCAAGTCCAGCAACCTTTTGGAATTGGTCTGGTGTAAGTTCTTCTTCCACCTTAGTTCCAAGTCCATGCCATGGTAATTCACCGACATACGCCATTTGTGCTTCACCGTTTACGATTTCAAGTTCATGTGCCATAATATAATGTCTCCTAACGACTCTGTTTTTATCAACTTACCTATACAGTATACCTGTTATAATAACAAATGTCAAGATGTTTTTAGAACTTTTTTATTCTTTTTTCTAGCTTTTTTCAAACCCATTTCAAGTTTGAGTTTAGATGCCCACATGGTAAAGTTACGTCCTTGCATATGGTCGAACTCATGTTGGAATATTCTTGCAGTGATACCACTAAACTGTGCTTGTCTTTGTTCACCATTCACATCCATAAATTCAAAACTAATTTGTTTTGGTCTTCTTATATTCAGAAATAGATTCGGATACGTCAAACATCCCTCAACAAATAGTTCTGTTTCTTCAGAAGTATTTGTAATCTTAGGATTGAAAAATATTGTTGCTGCCTTCTTATCCAAGTCTGTCATCATTACAAATGCTCTGATAGGAAGTCCACACTGATTTGCAGACAAACCAATACCTTTGTACTTTGTCATTGCTTCACCTAAGTTGTCAAACAATTCTTTTGGTTCAAGTCCAAACTTTTCTTTCAACTCTTCAAAGGTAATATCAGGCAATACTTCTTGTAGAATTGGTTCATTCGGATCAATTAATTCATATGTCATGTTCTTCCCCAAAATTCAATAGGTTTATGTTGTTCTGTGTCGTGAAATAGATACCAACAACAGTTATCTTTTCCAACACTTTTACTATCTTCAATCCACTTAACTCTTCCTATACTAACAACTTTTTGTAACTTTGTCAAGAAGGGAATTGACTGTTTTGTATGTATCCAATCTGCATCAAACAATAACCAAGTTGGAGCCATAGATGTAAGATGTTCTATTAAAGGATGTAATATCTTTCTATCCCAAGGCGGATTTGTAATAAAGAATGGTGTATTAACTTGTTTCAATAACATCGCATCACGTTCAATAACTCTATCATTTCTTGGTTCTACGTCATACGCCTGTGTGCATGTTCCACCATGTTTTTCCAAGTGATCTATTAGTCTACCATCACCAGCACAAGGTTCAGTAAATGTGTACAACTCTGGAAGGTGTTCAACTAGAGGTAGGACAGCTTGATAGGGGGTTGGATAATAATCCCTTGGTACTCTTTCAAAGTCACTACGTTTTCCCATTATGTCACCATATGACTAAAGTTCTTTTCTTTCTTGAACTGGATAATGTCTCTAAACTTATCAATCAAAATATCTTGTTTGTGTGATATAACAAATACATTCTGTTTGTCAAATGTATTAAGTATTTTCAAGAAATCATCTGTACCAGTATTATCCAAAGACGAATCAAATATCTCATCTAGAATTAGTAGATTTGTATTTGTAGAGTTTTTCATCTTTGCAATAGCTCTCCAAGTAAACAACAATGCAAGGTCGATACGCATCTTCTCCCCTTCAGAAAATGATGCATAAGAAAACTCATCTCTAAAACGTGACTTGATTGTTTCGTTGAAGTTCTCATCAATATTAAAGTTGACAAAGAAATCCATACTCGACAAATAAGTGTTGACAAGTTTATTCATTATTGGTAAGTACTGTTTTACAATCTTTGTTTTGATACCACTATCTTGTAGAAGATTACGAGCAATATCATTATAAAACTTATCTTCAGTTAACTTAGATTTTAGTTCTTCAACTATTTTGATTGCACCTTTTAGTTCTGATAGTTTTTCTTTATCATCATCAGATACAGAACCAGCTTCATACTTTGCAATATCTTTTTCTAGTTTTTTATTGAACTTTTCTAATTCAGAAATAGAAGAACGTATCTTTGCAATCTCTACATCTGCACTTCTAATATTGTCCAAGTCTCTAAGAATTTGATCTAAGAACTCTTCACTGGACTTTTCCATTTCTTCAATTTCTCCGATTGCTCGGTCGAGTTCTCCAATCTTTGAGGTTCTAGATTCAATCTGCGTCTGCTTTGTTGACTCTGTAATCGACTGTTCACAAGTCGGACATTCTGAGTTGTTCTGGAAAAATTCGATTTGTTTCTCATGGTTTCCTCGTTTGTTAACTAATGCAGCTTCCGTCTTACTTAGTTCTCTTATCTTTGCCTCTGTTCTTGTTTTTTCCTCTGCTGAGAATGATAGACTTTCCTTCTCATCGCTAAGAGTTTTAATTTCTTCTTCTTTTGACGTAATATTTTTTTCATTGTCACTTACTTTCTTTTTGTTTTCGGTGATGATATCTGATTTATTATTTGCTACGTCCTCAATAAATCTTTCTTGTAAAGAAATCTTTTCTCTAGTTATATCATGTTGATATTCAACATTACGAATTTCTTCATTTAGTTCTTTAGTTTTACTTTTTAGTAAGAAGTTCATCAAAGAAAAAATCTTAATGTCTAAGATATCTTCAACAACTTCTCTACGAGCCTTTGTAGACAACTGCATAAATGGAACAAAGGTAGAAGAACCTAGAATAACAACCTGAGTAAAAGAACGATAGTTCAATCCTAAGATTTGTTGTTCTAGATGTTTCTGATAATCCCTTGCATTTGCATCTTGATTAATCATCGTGTCACCAATCCAAACTTCAAATTTGTTTGGTTTGATACCACGAATAACTTTTACATCTTTACTGTTAACATTAAATTCAACTTCAACAAGAGCAGAACCATTGTTGACTGAGTTTACTAATTGTCCTTTTGAAATATTCCTAAACGGTTTATTAAAAAGTCCAAAACAAAGAGCATCAAGAATAGTACTTTTACCAGCACCATTCTCTCCGATAATTAAAGTAGTTGAACTTCTGTCCAACTGCACTTCTGTAAATTGGTTTCCAGTGGAAAGAAAGTTTTTCCACTTAACGGTTTTAAATGTTATCAAAGTTCTAAATCACTCGCTTCTACATATAACGACTTCATCGTGCTTGTTAGTCGTTTCTTATCCAAGTCAACATCGAGTTCATCAATGTATCTTTCCAATAGTGTCATAGTATCTTCTGCATTCTCTACGATTGCATCATCTACATTAGACGCATCAAGTTCACTAAAGTCTTCTACAATTTTTACCTCATGGGCTCCAGATTCAGATAAAACTCTATCAATGAATCTATCAAACTTGTAGAAATCTTTTTTATTGACAACCACTATTTTAACAAATTTATCTCGTAATGTCAATATGTTAAAATCAGAATAATCTGTAGTAGTATCATCATAATATACCTTGTCAAAGATTGTATGTGGATTTAGAATGTATTCTAGTTCTCTTGTTTCTGTATCAAAGATATGGAAACCTTTTGTTTCTTTGTAATCACTCCATGTCATCTGATAGGTGTTACCAAGATAGTAAATATGACCATCATCTGACTTCTTGTGGAAATGTCCACTCATTACAGTATCAAACTTATTGAACATTTCTTTTGGATACCCACCTTCACAAAAATGTCCAGCGTGCATTTCAAAACCATTTAGTTCCAAGTGACCCATACAAATTTGTGCATAGGTTGATTGAATACTTCTCATTGCACGTTCATAGTTTTCTGCATTTATCCAAGGCATAAAATGAATACCAACACCATCGAACTCTTCAGTACATGGCCCATCGTAACATTTAATGTTTGGATATTTTTCTTCGCCTGGCCCACCAAGCAATTCATACAAAGAGTTTACCTCATTTGTATTTTTATAGTAGGTATCGTGATTACCTACCATCATGTGAACATCTAGTTTTCTACTTACAAGAGGTAGAACAAAACGCTCACGAAAATCCTTTGCAATCTTGTATGAAACATACTTACGTCTGTCCATCACATCGCCAAGGTGAATAACTGTTTTAATGTCGTGTTTATCTATATAAGGGAAAAACTCTTCTTCCCAAATTTGTAGAAGTAATCATTAAATGCTAAGTTATCGTTTCGTGCGCCAAAGTGTGTATCAGTTATTAACGCTATCTTCATTTATCTCTTCACCGTCATCATCATAAAATATTTCAAGTCCTTTGGGTTGTTTCTTTTTCTTCTTTGGTTTGTAAACAGCTTCAGCTGGTAGAAAGTTCTTTTGTAGATAGTCTACAAATGCACCTTGATCACCATCTCCATCCATAAGAATATCAACATTCATGTTCTCAATAATCTTGTGTTTAACATGTTGTTGTTTCTTTTCCTTTTGTATTCTACGAATAAATGCATAGTAAATGATTTGTGTAAAATATGCAAAAGGATTGTTTGATTTTTCTGGATTGAAGTTACTGCAATATTGTAAACAGTTTTCAATACCATCAGAAATCATTTCATCTCTATAGGTATAATTAATAAAATTTGGTCTGTATGATAAGTGGTTTGCAATCTTTAGAAAACACTCACCAATATAATTTGTAACAGGTGGTTGAGGATCATCTTCTTCTTCTGCCTCTTTACAACGCTGTTTCCACTCTTTCATCGCCTCCAAGAATTTCTTGTTATCGACATAGTGAGTGCTTCTTTGTCTTTTAGCCATAACAACTCCACTTATTTGTACCCTCTATTATACACATTTATTCGTGTATGTCAACAAGTAAATTTATTTTCAAAAATGTATTGACTTGCTATTGACAGGGTGGTATATTAACTATGCTGGGTTTGAGAATAGATAGATAAGCTTAGTGAATAGTATCTGAGATAACTTCAAAGTCATCATATAGATCTTCTTCTTCTATATCCATTAGTTCTTGATCGGATGGGAACTCAACGTCTTCTTCTTCCATTCTCATCTTAGTAACACAGTATTCATAAAATTTAGATAATCCGTAGGATGCAGCAGTAACCACAATAATCTGTGATTTAGGTACATCGTATGAATTTGTTTCAGAGAAATGTATCCATCTCTGCAACGAGAGTGACTCTTCTAAAGAACCATCTCTTTGTAACTTAGGAAGGGCATTTAGCTTCATAGGCCTACTAACCTTCATATGAGTTTTTTCATTAGTGCTTATATTGCAGATAATTTCTTCACCACTAGATAGTTTTAGAATTTTTACATCTGTCATTTAAGTTTAATCCTTTTAATTTCATAATCAAATTGTTCCTCATTGTATATATTTATGCGTTCCATAAAGTGATTCAGGGTGAAGTTCCGTTTTGACTTGTATGTGATATCATCGGCAATGTCATAGAGGACAGCGGAATCTTTACTTTCACTCCTACGCAAGCCACGTCCAATACTTTGCAAGGTACGAATTCTGGACTTACTTGGACTTGAGAACACGATTGTGTGAAGATTACGAATATTAATACCAGTAGAGAACGTACCATAAGATGCAACAATAATTGCATTCTTTTCTTTTTCTGTGATTTCACGAATTTGTTCTCTAGTCTGTGTATCAGTGCCTCCATATACATAAAACACTTGTCTATCTGTATTGGATTTTATTAAGTCATAAAGAACACTACCATGTTTCTCTACGAATTGGAAAAGAACTAATGTATTATTATTCAGACTTAATGTCAAGTCTTTAATGAAATTATTTCTCTTTTCATGTGTGACTATATAGTCAATCTCATCTTGATAATTCATATCTTTTACAAGCTTGCATTCCTGTTCTGGATATGTTAATACAAGAGAACGTATCTTAAATGAAGATAAAGTTTTATCGTCAATCAACTTCTTTGTTGAAACAACTTTATTTAGCCCACCAAATAGTCCTTCCAGAACTAATCTGTGGGTTTGCATACCATCAAGTGTACCTGTAAGTCCAAAACGATATTTGCATAGATGCAATTTAGTCAGAATAGATGTGAGAGATTTTGCTTTAAACAAATGAGCTTCATCACCTATGACACAACCAAATTGTTCAAAGTATTTCTTGGGCATTTTATACAAAGACTGCCATGTAGATATCACAACTTTCTTTGATACTTCTCTATCATGTCCACTGTATACTTTTTGTATATACGCTTCTTGCCATCCATAGTCAATAAAATCAGAAGTCATCTGTTCAACCAAAGATGTTGTGGGAACAAGTATTAGTATTTTATCATTTTGATGTTCTCTGAGAAGTAATTCGTAATATCTTACTAGGATGTAAATAATAAGTGACTTGCCTGAGGCAGTAGGACTAAGGAGTAAAGCACGATGTTTTCTAATTGCGAAATCCACGGCATCAACTTGGTAGTCACGAGGTCTAATGGATTTACCTCTAGCTCTAAGATTAAGTTGTCGTATGAATCCATCCAGTATTTTTCTGTCAATTTGTTTTTCATCTTTTAGTTCCTCACTTATTTCATATGGTTCATCATAATCTATTAACCACTTTTCTAAGTATGAAAGTAGTCCTAGATAAAGTTCTCCTGTGGCTGGAGAATACAAACGTATCTTACCATCCCAAATACGATTGCGATATGCAGGCATAAATCTAGCGCCTGGCACTTCAAATGTAAAGAAATCAGATAATGATCTTGCAGTAGATGGTTCTGCATTTACCTCTAGATAGACTTCATTTTTCTTTGAAACTTTAGTCACTAAATCGTACCATCTACAAATTTACGCCATTCGATTGCGTTTTTAATATCCCATCCACGAGACTGAATTTGTTTCAGAATACGTTCACAAGAATCCATGCACATCACATAGTATTCTACTTTTTGTTTTGCCTTAATTAGTTCTTCATCAGAATCCATATAGATATGTAAATCTGCTTTTAGAACTTTATGATCAAAGGGATTGTCACGATAGACTTCTGGTGATGCTTTACCACCATAGTATTCCCACTTCTTACGTTTGAGTACATTGTATGTACCCTCATTCATAAGTCTGAGTTGTCTAAAGTTATTGTAGATGTTTAGGTATTTTTGGTGCAGAGTTGCAGACTTGAGAGACTCATCTGAGAGTTCCAAGTCATCCATTTTTAAATCTTTTTCAGCTTGCAGCTGCAATTCATCAAGTGTCATTATATTATCATCCTATAGGCGAGCAGAGATTGGTTGGAACTT